CTTGAAGGCTAGTCGTCCTTCTGAGGGGTGGCCAGCAACAGCTCGGTCAGGTACTCGAACGTGGCCTTGCGGATCATCACTCCACCGATCACGGATGCGATCAGTCCAGCGACGCTCAACAAGGTGCCATAGGTCATGGTCCTTGAGCTCATGTAGGGCTCCTTCGGTAGGGAATACGTCTTCATATAGGGCGATGTTTTTCTTACGGGCTGAAAGTCGCCCGAGTTTTGCCCAAAATTCCCCCCGGGAAATTTTTAGAGTCGATGTAGGGATTGCCAAAAAGAAGAGGCCGTGTAGGCGTTCTGCTCTACACGACCCCTCCTTTCGGACAGGAACTCAGGCGTCCTTGTCGGTCTTGATCTTCGGGATCATTCCGAAGGCCTTCGACGTGATCACTCGACTGTCCTCGGCGAACACGACGATCACGATTCCGACGAGGTTCCCAAACACGATGAGCATCGTATCGCGGCTCAGTCGGCGGGGGGTATTGCTACCCCTCATCTTCGTGAGGCGCTCAAGATGCGTCATGAGCTTGGTGTACTCTTCGGAACCGGGGTCTGTCGTAGCAAGCCTCTCGGTCAGTTGGGTGATCAGACTGTCGAAATCGCTCTTCTTCCTGAACGAGTCAAGTCCAATCATGGGTACTCCTTTCGGTTGTCTCTCCATTACAGCCCATGTTTGGGCTACGAACCGATCAATCGTCAGAATCGACTCCCATTTTGACGTCCTGAGACGAATGTTGCTGCTCGTGGATCACCTTGAAGATGATGTGGCTCTTCAGCCGAAGAGGCCCTGGATCGTCGTTCAACTCCAGCGAATAGAGCAATTCGCCGGATTCCCCCTCGCTGACGAGCATGTTGCCGTCGTAATGGATGAGGGATACGACGCAGGCTTTGGTCGTGAACATCAGAAACACGCCAATGCATGTGGTGATCGACAACGTTACGATGACGATCAAAGACGCATGCGGCCAGTCAAAGACCGCTGAGAGGCCTAAGTACATAGCCGATGCGCTAGGTGAGATCACACACACGAAGATCACAAGGAACTCGTAGACCTTCGCCGAAAGGACCATCTTTTGGTCCTTTGGTTTGTCATCTCTCGTCTTCTGGCTCATCAATCCTCCTAAGCCGACCATTGCCCCGGTGGTTCGTCAAGGGGTTGACGGACGATCGGAACGGTAGGTCGCTAATCTCTTCCATGATTCTGTCAGCTGTGCTGTTCCCACCGAGCACCTTGTAGGGAGCGTAGATGTGGGTCACCAGATGCTCGTATTCGTCTCTGGAGATCCACCCCCTTTCTATGTAAGATGCGCCGATGATGTCGAATAACTCACGAGAAAGACCTAGGAGGAGTTGGATCTCAGATTGCTTCTCAGACTGTCTCTGAGAGAAGAACTTCCAGACTCCAGCAGAGGCAGCAACGGTGTACAATCCCGTGAATACAAGAGCTACCCACTGACTCCAGTCCATTTGGTCTCCTACTTCTGTCAGAGTTCAGGAAAAGAACTTCCAGGAGAGATGATCTCAGACAAGGCGACACCCGCCGGAGCCTGTTCGAGTTGCTCGAGCACCGTGTTCTGAACCATCGTGTTCTCCTTGGCGAACTTCACGGTGTTGATCTTCAGCACCGCGCCAAGGAAGGTAGCTACCGCGGCGGAGGTGCCAACAACCTCCACACTGAAGGGTAGCCCCCAGATTCCAGCGATCGTGGCATAGAGCGTCGCTGCGGCTGGCAGAACCAGCGTCACAACGTCCTTGACCACGTCGTATGTCTTGTTGTTAAGTGTCAAGAGTTTCCTCCGGTCGTGTTGCTTTCACCAACGTTGGGTAAGCGTTGGTTCCGTTTTCATCTTCGATCTCCACGTACTCGCTTACCTGCATGTATGTGTCCACATCGTATTCGCCATTGACTCCGACGAAGTCACCGAGCTGATAGTCATCTCGATACCTGTTTCGAGTCAGGTTCATTGCGATCTGGACGTTGGAGATCGACATTTCGTTCATTGTGTTGAGATACCGAGCAGCCTTCTGCCCCATTGGCGGGGTGGTGATCATCAGATCCTCAAGAGTCGATGGCGCTTCTGAATAGCGGTCATCGAACTCATTAGCTTTGATCATCCCCCATCGACGATTGTATCCAGCCCCGAAATTCACAGGATCCGTGATCGTGATTGGATAGTCGATGATCCCACCTGTTTCAGGCGTGTTGTAGTTCTCGCCAACAAGCCCTTGGATCCTAATGAGGTCGATCCACTTACCGCTAACAAGAACCGCATTCTTCTTGCTCTTGATCGAGCGAAGATAGTCTGCAGACCGAATATCGCCGAACTCATGGGAGAACGCCACCTCTTTTGACTTGTTCTGAGGTTTAAAGATCTCAAGAACCAGATAGTCCGGAATGGCCTCGTAAAGTCCGTACTCCATTCCAATCTTTCCAGGACGAACCGCCCTCAAACCAAGACCATCAACAGCCAACAATTCTTTGACTGCGCTGTACAGGTCCTGCTTCTTGAACCTACGATCGGTCTCGTTACCCGTTGCCGCAGCCGAACTCAATGATGATCCAACAGCAGCAAAGACGTTCTTGATCCCGTCTCCATACACGATCGGGCCGTACCCCATGTAAATATGGAGGTTGATGAGGTGCGCGATTTGGTTCCAGCTCTTGTCTGATGTCAAGAGGAAGTCTGGATACGGGTAATTGGGGATGTCCTCAGGGTCGCCCAGCATGATCTGAGATCCGACGTATCGATTCTCCAAGAAACTGGTGAAACTACGTCCAGTGATCTTGATCGTCGTTTCCTGATCTTCCTCTACATGGATCTCATGGTTCTCCACGATCATCACTTCTGAAGTGTTGATGTGAGAGATGAGTGTCCCGATAGGAAGATCTTGTTCGACACCGCTCGAGATCTTCGATTCGATCGTGAACTCGCCCGGCTCGTTGAAACGCTCGATCCAAGTAACGCTGTCCCAGTTCTCGACGAGTTCTGCTCCCGTCAAGGTTAGTGACGGACCGGGGGCTGGTGGGAACTTGATGAGATCCATCAGACCCCCCAGTACGTCTTCGTGTGGATGAGCCGATCGATCGTGTAGTGATTGGCTTCAATTGCGAAAGTGGTCGTCCCAGGATATAGCATGGGCCAAACAGAGTTCGGCGAAACACGCTCCATCACATTGTAGACCACGTCATCACGTTCGATGGTGACTCCTCGTCTTCCGAACTCGCTCACGATTTCGAGCTTGTCTCCAACGATGAATCCTTCTACCTCACCGTCCAAGATGCCAGGAATCACTTCGAACTCCCAACCAGCCGGGGCGTCTTCTTTGATCACGAAAGAGGTGGACGGTCCATCGAAATCGACCCTGAAGATGAACCCATGAGGCGCAGTGCTCTTGGTGTCGGTAACCTCGATCAAGGTTTCGTCGGTGAAACTGGTCCCAAGGATCTGAGTTGGGCCTCCCGCATACAACAGTGGGTCGCTGCAATCGATATCAACATCGAGAAGGGGGTTCTCGGAGAAGTAATCGGTATCGACCTTGGTGATGTACCCGTTGGTGATGACCCAATCTTCGCCTGTAGCGACGTTAGGCATGTCCGACGGAGTAATCTTGACCTGAACGTGGCTAACCCTTGCTGCCGAGATCGCTTTGTAGAAGTCGTCTCGCACATCACCGTTCGACCTAGTCTCGAAAAGAGAAGAGGGGAACAGCTCCAACTTACAAGAGAGCACACGCTTACCCAATGCGTGAGTGAAGACACGCTTCCCAGTCTCCGAAAAGCCTGAAAACCGCTTCTTCACTTCCTCAGCTCCAAGACCAGTAATAGACTTGATCTTGAAGCCGGTCCAACCCATTGAATCTTCGAAGTCCAGCCTAGCGATGACTTCAGAGTCGTCGAGGGTCTGGTTGACAGCCACTAGCTCGATGTTAGTGATTCTCATCGGATCTTCAACTCCTCCTTCGCTAGGGTGATCTGGTTCTTCGTGTTCCGGTAAATATCGTTTGCCGTGAGAGGTGTCGGCGAGTAGATGTTCTGCTCGAACTTCACCTCTGTCGGGCCAGTAGGTTGCGTCTCGGTTGGAGTCTGATCCCTACGGAGATCAGTGGTCCGTGCGATCAGGTCAGCGTTCTGGAACGAGACCTGTGCGCCGATGTTCGTTGCTGAGACGAGTGAATTGATGGCCTTGGCATCCCTCGTGACGCTGGACAAGTCCAAGACCGGCGTGATGGTCGGGTTGAACTCGTTCATCCCTTCCAGATCGGTGCTGAGATTGCTCAGGACGCTGTTGATGGAGCGAACCGCCGTGTTAGCAAGACTAGTTGAAGCCTTGTTGACGGGGCGCTCACCATCCTTGATCCCAAGAACAAAACCTTCACCAATGCCTCCACCAATAGCCTTGAACACCTTCGACGGAGAATTGATCCCGAGGAACCCCTTCACTCCATCGACCATGCCCTTGGCCATATCGATTGCGCCTCTGGCTACCTCCTTGGCTTTCTCGGCCAGACCGCCGGTCATACCATTGACTACAGCGCCAATGATTCTGAGGCCAGCATCACGAAGCTCAGGGCCTCGACGGTCGATCACCTTTGCCAATTCGTCGAGGAAGTTGGTCAGGATTCTCATTCCTGCATCGGCGAATTCCGTGACGTTCTTGCCCAATCCCTCCAGGAACTTCAGGACCGCGTCCTTACCAGAGGTGACAAGTTCCTCGATGTTCATCGCAATGCCGTTGATGAGCGTCTTGACCATGTCGATACCTGCTCGAATCATGATCAGGGCGTTCTTCGTCAAGCCGTAGATGAAGAACACGATAGCTTGAGTAGCTGTATCAGCGATTGTGCTGACGATCGTGGTGATGCCGATGATCAGGTTCTGGAACAAGCTCGTACCAGCGTCAATGATGAAGTGGAGGTTATCGGAAATGGCCTGAATGAACGTTGCGATCAGGACCAAGACGGCCATGGTGATTTCAGGCACCTTGTCTGTCAAGCCCTGAATGAACTTGAGAAGAAGATCGGCACCAGCCAGGATGACCTCGTCGATCTTGTCGGCGACGCCTTTGAGGAACTTCACCAGCATCTCCATGCCAGCCTCGACGATCATCGGCATGTTGTTGTTCAGACCCTCCATGAACTTCAGGAGGAAGAACAGAGCCGCATTGACGAACTTCTCCCCCTTCGTGAACATGAGGTTCACCATGAGGTCGATGATGCCGCCAATGAGCTGCCCGATCTTCGGGAGGAACTTGATCATGGCATCGATGATCATCGTGAGGACCTTGTTGACCCCCTCGATCATCTTCGGAGCGCTGTCGACCAAGTACATGAAGAGACTGACCAGGCCCTCAGCAAGCTTCTCCATGAAGCCAGGAATGGCCTTGATCATGACGCCGATGACCTCAATGAGAGTCTCGATCCCCTTCTTACCAGCATTGGACACCGCCTCGAACGCCTTGGCCACGAGGAAGGCACCAATACCCATGAGAGCGAAACCTGCGCCGATGAGCATCAACGCTACGCCCATTGCGTTCAGAGCTGCGAGAACCGGTGGGAAGATGGTGAGAAGAACAGCTATTCCGGTCAAGACGAGCAACGCTCCACCAATCCCGACCAACCCCATGACAATCTGGCCGAAACTGAGATTCCCCACTATCTCTAGCGCCTTGGCCATAACGACCAAAGCTCCAGATATGACGAGCAATGCCATCGCACCTTGCCCAGCCATCGTCAACGCATTCGTAGCAACCGTCATAGCGCCAAGCATGATGACTAGTGCCCCAACGCCTTGCACAATGTCCAAGAAACTCATGCTCCCAATCGCCTGAATGGCTTTGCTGATGACCCAAAGGCCTGCTGAAAGAATAGCAAGACCAATCGCCTGGTCCATCAATTCTTTTCCGTCTGGAAGCAACGCTAGGCTGAGGACAAGAATTGCCATTGTGACAGCAAATGCCTGAACGCCCTTGACGAGATCCCCGAACTTCATCTTTGAGAAGCCTTCAATCACCTTGTAGAGGGACCTGATGCTCAGACCAAAGGCGATCATACCAACGCCAACTTTCTCAACGCCGGAATGAGCAAGAGCGATAGCCGATAGCGTGATGACGCCGAGCACGGACACAATACCAAAGAGACCCGTGAAGATCTCGTTTATGTCCATCCTTGAAAAGAGCCAGACGACTCCTGCGAATGCCGCTAGTGCCACTGCCATCAATCCAAGACTTATGGACGTGCGGATGAAGCTTCCTGATGCATTGCTTAGAAGAATGGCGGCGGGCGTGAGAATTGCCAGAGCCCCGGTGACCGCACCAAGCCCCTTGATGATGTCCAAGTACGAGATGTTGCTGAACAACCAGATGGCAACTGACATAACCACCATAGCACCAGCAATCGTCGTCAAGGCGACGCCAAGTCCTGTGAGCTTGGCGGGATTCGATTCCACCTTCGACAGCACTGCCAATGCGGTAGTAATACCCGCAAGGCCAGCCGTCATGGCGCCTAGCCCCCTGGCGATCCTATCCGCAGGGATGAACGCCAGAATGAGAACCGAGACCGCCAGAAGACCAACGGCCTTTGCGATCTTCAGAAGGGCATCGGCCTTGAGCTGCAGCTGAAGAGCCTTCAGCGAGCCACCGAGCTCATCGAATGCGCCAGAGATCGACTCCAACAACTTAGCCTGACCGAAGTCCAGCTTCAAGCCGTTCTTCAGGAAGCCGCCGAGGATGGCCGTAAGACCACCCAAGAAGCCTACCCTGAACACCTGAAGAACCTTGTCGAACGTGTCAGAATTGATGGAGTCTCCGACTGCGCTTCCCAGATTCGAGAAGAAGCTGACGATTGCATCTACCACTCCACCAACAGCATCAGCAATCCCGGAGAAGGCGGTTCCAATGGCATCACCGATCTTGGAGAAGATCTCTCCGACCTTCTCTCCAATGACGGAAAGGCCCTTCAGCTTGTCAACGATCTTGGAGATAGCTTCAGAGAACTTACTGGCGCCCCCTGAGTCTTCACCTCCTCCACCCTTCCCTCCGAAGAGAGAACCGAGCTTCTCACGACCCTTCTCGACCCATTCGCCGAAGGTCTTGATCTTGTCGTTGATCGCATCGAAGAATGCCTTGATTCCCCCACCCTCAACCAGCATCTCTCGGATCTTGGAGACGAAGTTGCCGACGCCAGCAGCACCAGTCAGTGCTCCATCCGAGAAGCCGAAGATGATTCCAGCCAGACTGGAGAAGACGCTGAAGACCCCCTTGATGATCTCGACTCCTATTTTGAGCACGGAGAAGAAACCCTCGAAGATGCTCTTGACCTTCTCCATCGTGGCCTCTGACATCACCAGCTTGGCGGTGAACTCCTTCAAGCTAGTGGTCAGATTGATCAACCGCTCCGCAGTCATCGGAGGGAAGACCTCTCGGAACGCATCCTTGATTGGCTTCAGGGCATTGTGAAGCGCTGCGAACGAGTTCATCAAGGCGCCGAGGAGCTCGTTGCGCCCACCGAAGGTTTTCCAACCCGTCAGCAACTCGTTACGAGCATTGGTCGACTTGTCGACGAAACCGGTGATGTATGAGTTGACGCCAGTGAAGAGTTCCTTGGCCTCGATGAAGTTGCCGATGATGAGCTGGAACGAGGCGGCCCATCCAGAACCAACCGACTCCTTGATGGTGCCGAACATCTGGGTGAGCGACTTGACCTCGGTTGCTGCCCCGAGTGATGTGGCGGCAAGCTCTTGCATAGCGACGATCTGTGCGTCACTGAAACCCTTTGCGGAGAGCGCTGCGCCGTCCAGGTCGCCAGAGATAGCAGCGAGAGTGGTAGTCAAGACGTCTGACGTAAGCCACTCATCGGAGAGGGATTCACGGAAGCTATTACCGCTTGCTTCCCACTCAGCGAACGACTGGTCAAGAGGCACTCCTGCGAGCGTCCCCATAGCCTTGCCTGTCTCGAACAAAGCGGTCTTGAACGCTTCTCCACCCATGTTCGCATTCTCAACAGACTTCCAGTCCATGAGGCGGACAGTGCCTGCAGAGATGGCCTGGGACAACTGATACATTGCAACAGAGGCTTGCTGAGCACTCGACCCAGACATCGCAGCAATGTTCGAGATTCCCTTGATCGACTTCACCGACGTGTCCAAGTCGACGCCAGCAGCCGTGAAGGCGCCGATGTTCTTGGTCATCTCGCCGAAGTTGTAGATGGTCTTGTCGGCGTAGTCGTTCAACTGGTCTAGAGCGACGTTCACCTGATCGATTGTGGTACCCTTGGACTTCGTATTCGCAAGGATCACCTGAACCGCGTTGATGCTGGTCTCGTACTCCCTGAAACCATCCATGACCGGCTCGAATGAGAAGCTGTTGGCGAATTGAGCGCCAGCTTCCATCGCCTTGGTCGTGATGTTCGAGAGAGCCGTGATGGCGATCGTCGAGAGAGCAAGGAACTTGGCGCTCACTCCCTCGACGGTCGTAGCCATCGCATCCATGTTGAATTTCCCGGCCATCTGCTGAAGATCGCCAAGACTCTTTCCGCTTCCGGAGAAGTTCAGAGCCTGCTTCAGCCTGTCCAGGGTTGACATCGTGTCGCCAGCCCTCTTCTGGAAGGAGGCGTTATCGAAGGTCAGTGAGACGACCTTGTTGTCTACTGAGCTCATAGGTTCTTCACCTGCTTCCAAACGTCGTCGGCGATCTGGTCAAATATGGGTCGAAGCCCGGGATTGATGTAGTCTCTTCCTTGAACATACCCCCCGGTGCCGGTCCCGTGACCGTACTGGATGAGGATGGCGACGTTGACACCGCCGTCTTTTACGTTCGTGTTGTACCACTCAATCCCGGGCCTCGTCTTGCTGCGAATGACCCTGTACCCCCATGAGGCTGCGGTCTTTCCCGTGTCGACTGGGGTAGCCTTCGCAAGAGCATCAACGCCTTGTTGGCCGTAACGCTCGAGACTTCCGAAGATGTCGCCGTCCATGGCTTTCTTCAGGAATCGTTCGGTGTTTTTGAAGTCACCACTCGATGTGAAACCAAGCACGTTGACGCTCCAGTCTTACAGGGTTCCGACGTCCTCGATCGAGAGATACGAAGGCGAACTGGTATTATACACGCTACTTCCTGATGCTGTGCACAAAGCACGAATGACGAACGTGGTAGATCCACTCCACCCCGCAGGAGCCTTGAGGATCCTGTCTAGCGTCAGAATACAGGGAAACGTGGGGTCATGAATCTCGTGCTGCACTCGAGCGAGCTCAGTTGTGAGGTCTGTGCTCCGAAAGAGAGCAAGAACAATGCCACCCGCACTGGACGGTGAGAAGATCGATGCGATTGCGGTGAAGCGATAGTAACGATTCGTGACCGGAGTGAAAGTCACCGATGGCGTCAACGTTCGGTAGGTGGAAGCCGTAAGAGCTTCATCAGATGCCGAATACTCAGATAGCCCGAGCATCCCTCGTCCAGACTTATCCAGAGCCGCCTTGTTCACCACGTCGTCGTCAACAGATGGCGCAGTGGTGACGCTCATGAGCGAGGCCGTGAGCCGACCAGAATCATCGATCGTGACGGCAGAACCCTGAGCCAGAGATCCACCTACACCATCGGTCCGAATGATCGCGTTGTCGGTAGAGCCGAGAGCTCCAGAAACCGAACCAGCAGGCCCAGTCGGTCCTTCGGGGCCTCGAACGTTTCCAGCTGTGAACTCACTGCCGTCAAAACGCTCAAGGATCAGGTTGTCGCCAGTGATGTGCCCACCGACAACGGCCGAATCTTCGATCTCCTGCATTCGAGCTGCAGTATAACTTGTGACTGTAGCCATCTAGGCCCTCCTCAGTCTGGAGTGTCGGACAGGGTGTACGAATCAGCGTCGATGACTTCCACTGTTGCGTTGTACAACTCAAACGAGCCATCCTCATCCACATAGATGAGATCAGCGTTCGATGTTGTTGCAGTCCACGTTCCATCTCCGTTGTCAACGATCTTGATCGTGGCAGAATCGGTGATGTCCTTAGTGTCGCTGATTTCATACGTATCGTCATCGAGGAAGATGACATTTGCGTGGTTGATCTCGAACATCTCGTCAACCAAGGGGATGATGTAACCGTCGTAGTCGGTCTCTGCCGTCCACGTTCCATCACCATTGTCTGTGATCTTGATGATGAACCACTCCAGAAGCATCTGGACCAGATCGTTCATCGGGATCAATGAGGCGTCGGCAGCGCCATCGCCGTACAGGTATCGCTCGATCTTCTTGAGGAGCTTCGAATCCACCTTCTTGGTGTCGATTGTGATGTGAGCAGCCGCCAAATATCCGTCGATTTTCACCGGAACTGTCGTCAACTCCCATTCGAACTCGACAAGCGATGGGTCATCATTGGCTGACGCATAGGTTCGATCCGATGGTTTCAACATCACGTTGTAGATCACATGGATCTTATAGTGAGATGTATCGCCATCAACATCGTTACCGACTTTGGTTCGGTAAGACATAGCGAACATCCCAGGATGTTGCTGGCCGAGAAACACTCCGTTTCTTAGAGGAGTCGTTCCTTCCAACTCGACAACGACGTCTGGGTAGGTGATGGCAGAAACCGTAGCAGCGAAACTTCCAATGGTCACTGATTCACTGATCTTGGCCCCATCGAAGAAGTTGTCGGAAGAAGACCTGGTTAGCTTCTCGACTACCGAAGTCAAACCATTCCAAGGGAAGACTTCACCAGTATCTGTTCGGTAGAGAACGCAACGATCGAGGCCGCTCTCATACGTTCTTTGCCCGACTTTGTCCCAAACAAGTTGAGGCATCAGTCCTCCTTTCGTTATCCGGTCGTCCCGAGTTGAGCTCTTCGCTGTTCGTTCAGTTGTCTGTTGCGCTCAGCCATGGCTCGACGGGACATCTTGGTCGGCTTCGAGTTCTTGATGTTACAGATCCTCACCAAAGCGAGAAGTCTGTTGAGATGCCAGGTTTCGACCTCGAAGGGGATCGTGTATGCAACCAGCCAGTAGTAGATCAACTCTGCTGTGATGGTTTCTCCACGCCCTTTGTTTACTTCTGGCATCATTCCGAAGGTTGTGGCTGACTCAGGAGAATTGATGTACTCGGAGATTGCGTCAGCCTGCTCCTGGGACATGTTCCGAAGTTGCTCGTTCGAGACATCCCCCTCAACTACCATCATTCGGATGTAATCGAGAGTCTCATCTTCGGATTTGGCCCCTCCTGCAAGGAAAGGTCTCTTGTACTTGGACTCCCATTTTGACAGAGAGACCAGAGAATGCTCTAACTCCAGAGTAACTCCTCCGACAACAGAGAACGTTTCGGTCTCTTCGTCGTAGAACTCGTCTCCGCCAATCTCGATTTGAAGCATTCTCTGGTCTCCTAGTCAGTTGATCATCAGAAGTCGAAGAACCAATCGTCGTCGACGACATCCGGGAACCGGTAGCCGGTGTTGGGCCGAGCCACGACGATCTTGTCCTCGGTGATGGCCGGCTGAGCGCCGGAGCTGAGGGCAACGTCGTCCATGTAGTAGGTGACACCGGTGACCGACGGAATGGTGATGACCTTCGTCCCACTGTTGTAGGTCGGAGCAGTCGGGGTGACGGTCGTCAGACCGCCAGCGAAGATCGCCAGCACGGCATCGGGGAGAGGCAGCGACGGATCGGTGCCAGCGGTGCCATAGAGGAAGTCCTCGAGGTCCTCGAGATCATCGGCGTTCACCTTGGTGGAGTCGATGGTCAGGAGCGAGGTCGGACGCAGCCCGGTGACGGCGACTGGAGTGGTCGCAATCTCCCAGCTGAAGGTGATCGCCTCAGGCGAGTCGTTGACCGTGGCGTAGGCCTTCTCCGAAGGAGCAGCCGTGCAGCCGTACACGAGGTGCAGCTTGTAGCCGAGGTCGTCGCCCTCGAGATCGTTGCCGAGCTTGGTCCGATAGGACAGGCCGAAGGTCTTCCGAGCCTGCTGGCCGACCGAGACGCCAGCCGAAGGGGTGGCGATTCCGTCGAACTGAGCGAACTCGTCCGGGTAGGTGAAGGCTTCGATCGTCGCACCGAACTCCTCAGCGGAGATGAGGTTCAGGTACTTGATGTTGTCGGCGTACTGAGCGTTCGCCTCGGCGCCAGAAGGCGACTCGGTCACAGCAGTGAGGCCGTTCCACGAGACGCCGTTGTTGTAGACGCCAGAGTTGTTGGGGATGTAGAGGACACCGTGATCGACGCCGGTCTCATAGAACCGTTCGCCAGTGGCATCCCAGGTGAGCTTGGCCATGGGTTGTCTCCTGTCAGAAGAAGAGGGTGAACACGTGATGGTTCAGGTTGTCTGCTTTGTAGAAGCGGTCGAAGACACACGTTGGTAGCATCGCAACCTGATTTGGGATTGCACTATCTGGGTTCCGGTCGATGACTGTCGCCTGGTATCGCTTTCGCAAGCTGTACGGACTGTTGTCCGCAAAGTCTGTCCACAAGTCATCGAGTTCGTACACGATGCATGGGTAGACCATCTGGATTGACGACGGTGGCTGGAAATAGACATTCCCAGAACCGAGGATTGAGACGAGTTTCGCCTGGAGTTCAAGCCGTGGGGCCATTGTACACACTCCCAAGGCTAAGGATGAGGCGGGGCGCCCTGACCTCGACCGAAGTCACAGACCAGGGCACCCCCTCCCATCGCACGTACTTGATCTTGAAGAAGTGCTTGATGGCGTACTCGTCGGCAAGAATGCTGATCGAGTTGCTCACGGAAATATCGCTGATGACAGCGTCTTCTGCTTCCATTCGAGTGTTGTTTCGAACCACATCCCCGTAGTAGTCGCCTTCGGTGATCTGATCGATCCACACTCCAGACCCAGAAGGGCTCTCGACGGACTCGCCGTATCCAACCTTTCCGTAGAACTTTGCCATCGTTACTCCTTAGATCAGCTGGCCGGGCTGGAGTTGAAGAACTCCCAGTGATCGTCGTCGCTGGTGGCGAAGTAGTAGCCAGCCGCCGGAGTGGCGTTGACGATGTACGTCTCCTGCGGATCGACAGCGTACGGCGAGCCCGCAGCGTTGATGGTCGTACCAGCGCCGTCCTTGTAGACGACACCAGTGGTGTTGGTGATGGTCACAGCGTCACCGCTGAAGGTCGGAGCGACCGGGGTCGCCAGGACCAAGGAAGCCGCAACCTTCTTGACCACGATGGCCGACTTCAGCTTCGCCAGAGCACCCGAGACACGGGTCTCGATCAGGTACTTGTACTGGTTGTAGTCGATGTCGAAGTCGTCGAACATCGAGACCGTACCACCCTTGTCAGCGCCGATCACGTAGTCGTTCATGTTCACGAGCACGCAGACGATCGACGGCGTCTCCTCCATGACCTCGACCGGAACGATCGAAGCCACACGGAGCTCGGCGGCCAGCTCATCGAGGTTCTTGTAGATCCGACGACCCACGGTGTCCTTGAGGAGCATGAACTTGGCGATGATGCTCTCGGTGGTGTACATGGTCGGAAGACCGGTACCCTTGTACTTCGAGCGGTTCAGGATGATCGCATCGATGATCTCGGTGACCGAGGAGTTGGCGTCGTCGATGTTGACGTTGACCACGGTGGTGTAGAGCTCGTGGTCGGTCGCGATCGGACGGATGTTCTGCTCGTTGATCTTGTCCTCATCGGCGATGTCACGGCCGTCACCAACGAGGATGGCTCGAGCGAGCTCCTCGTCCAGCATCGTCCGCATCTCACCCTTGAGCCAGGCGACGACATCGAAGTCGATGATGTCGAGCATGTCATCACGATCCAGCTTCTGCTTCTTGTAGATCGTGGTCGGGGTGGTGACTCGCTTGGAGACGGAGAAGAACTCCTCCTTCTTCAGGGTACCGGTGATGTAACCCTTCGCACGAGCCTCGGACTCGGTGATGTCGGCGAACGCCGTCTTCACACGGGAGAAGGGGCTCTTGCGAGCGCCGTTCAGGACGCCAGCGACCCACTCCATCCGCCGAGACAGGAACTCGGGGGTGGCGCCGTTGACGAACTGCGCATCGGGGAACAGCTGATCGATGTCGGTGATGCCGTGTGCCAGAGCGTAGCTCTCCACAGCGTCCTTCAGCGATCCCAGCTTCGACGCGTCGGCGACGATGCCCTGGATGTCGGAGTGCGAGAGGACGACCTTCTGGGCCTCCTCAGTGTTGTTCTGCTGCTCGAAGACGTTGCTACGAGACATGTCTTCACCTTCCTTGTCGGTGTTGGAGTGCTGGGCTTCGTTGTCGGAATCGTCTTCTGCAGCGGAGAATGCCTCTCCGAGCATGTAATGGAGTACCTGCTTCTGCTTCTCGGTCATGGAGTCGTAGACGTCCTGGATCGTCTCGCCTTCCTCATCCTCTTCGGACTCGGCGTGCTTGACGTCGTCCTCGGTCTCCTCATCCTCGTGTTCGAGCTCGAGGGAATCGAACTCCAGACCGGTGTAGATGATGGCCTCGTCTTCGAGGGTGTCTTGCGACCCATCGGAATGCTGAATCGTGACACTCTCGATGAGAGCGCCGGGGTTGGCGCCCGAAAGCACCAGACTGACCTCACGAATCACGCCGTGCATGACTCGCTTCGATCGCTCGAGGAGGTCGTTTGCCCAGATGGACATCATCTTCACATCGCCGTGCTCCACTGCTTCTGCAGCGTGCCGAGCCTTGGGCGACTTGTTGAAGAAACCGTACCCGTAAACGCCATCCTCACGATGCTCGAGGATGACATGTCCGAGGACGCTCTCCGGATCAGTGTGTCCGTGCTGCCAGACGAGAGGCACCTGCATCTTGTCCTGATGAGCGAACGCATTCGCCAGGATGGTTCTTCCGTCGGAGCACTTCAGGCCCGCCTTGGTGACGTAGCCACTGAAATCCGCTTCCATTTTGACTTCCTTTCTTAGGAGCTAGCCACTTCTTGAGCGGGCTGTGGGTTCGGCATGTTGCTATTCCGCAATTCATCTGCCTTCGGATCTGCAGACGGTGGAAGCCCAATGATCGAGCGAATCTCGTTCGGAGAAGTGATCTCGTTCCTGCTGAACTTGTCAGCAATCTCAGCGATCTGAGACAACGGAACAAGTCTGAAGGGGTCACGGAAGTACTGAATTCGTTCTCCAGCAATCGTGCCGACAGGCCCAAGGAAGGACCTCTGCATTGCCTCAACGATTGCTGAGACGATGGGTTCGATCGACCGATTGTAATAGTTCAACATTGCCGCTTCGTCGGCTGTTCCATTCATGATGGACTCAGTCAGCCCTAGCTGGTTGTACAGCAATGTTGTTAGATACTCGACCTGCTTGAGCAGGTTGTTCTCCGCCGGGCGGTTCAGCTGGGTGATCTTTTCCGTGGCATCGGTGTATGCGATACCGTACTTACTTCCCTTCAGCTGGAACTCGATGTCTTCCCGACGCTGTTCTGCTTGCTGCTTCCTAGCCTCTGACTTGATGACGTATGGAAGCTGGATGATGATGTCGAGTTTGCCAGAGCTTGACTGTTCGTCGACTGTGTCCAGAAGCGTCAGCTTCCTGAGAAGTCTCTGAAGAGTTGAGTTCTGCTCGTTCATCACGGCGTATAGCGGGTTCTCGACGATAGCGACGTACCGCTTCTCGAGAGTGATCTCTTGCAACTCACCACGAGCATCGTTGTAGAGACTGACACGGACATGCTTTGGATACCAAGCAACGACCTTGCCTACTCGAAGCGTGAAGATGTCGAATCGCTCGTTGGTGATCGGATTGAGATTCGTGTCCACAGGAACGATCACAGCAGCTCCAGAATCAAAGAGCGTCATTGCGATGTCCTGACGGAAAGCACGTGGTCCTTGGTCTAGGTTCGGTTCCAACGTAAGCGCATTGTTGAGCGACGATCGAACGTCGCCAGTGTATCGGTTGTTCGTATCCACCTGCACGTGTCGAAGAGCAACGCCAGCAATGTCGATGCTCATTCGTGTGTAGATGGCCGTGACTACCGACCGCTCGTTGTAGTAGTTGAACCTGATTCTGTCTGGTCGTGTGCCGTAACTAGGACCGATGTTCGGGTTGTATCCAACTATCTCTTGGTCGTTGTGCCTGAAAGCATTCCAGGCGCCTCTCAAACGATCCAACACAGCCATTCGCATCACCTCCTAGGTATGGCATTGGTCGGGAGACTTACTCAAAAGCCTCTTTGTTGGCCTTGTAGGCAACGTAAGCATCCATCATAGCAGCGACATTGTCGATCTTCTCATCGAGCCGCTTCTTGAGGAGTTTTCGGTTACCATTCGTGTCCTCCATGGTAATTGCATTACCCATAGCGAACGACATGAGCTCTTGATCGAATAGAAGAGCTCTTTCCTCAGCAAGGATCTTCAATTCGCCGAGAGGAACTGACTCAGTTCTGGCGCCCTGTATCACTTTTTCGATACCGAACGGTCCGTTCTCAGCCTCCCATCTCGTCACGAATTCCTTCGCGTTGTATGGGTCGAATCCGAATGTGCGAACATCGTACTCATTCTCTATGATGAAGGCATCGAGGTCGTCGTAGACCTCCATCATATCAAGAACGTTACCTTCCAGAATATGGAGGCTTCCTTCTCGCATGAACTCTTCGTACTTCTGCCGCATGGCAACAGGGAGCTTCGAAAGAGTCAGTGCTGTGATGTAACTTCTTGTCTTTACACCAAAAGCACCGTTATGCATCGGAAAAATGAACGTGAACGCACAGAAGTCATCCCCTTGGGAGAGGTCTGCGCCAAGTGAGCAAGGCATAGACCAGAAACTCATCTTTCGATGAGGAATCGTCTGCTCGTAGGTGAAGAAGTAGGTGTATCCGGCCATTGGGATGCCGAAACGCTTGGCCAGGATGTCATTCCTGGACGCTGGAGCTTTCTCTGCTCTTTCGACATCCAGCTGATACGCCTCATAAGTGACTGTCTTGCCAAGGTTTGGATTCGCCTTGAGCCAGACGTCTGGTTGAGCCACTTCTTCAACATCATCCAGCTTGTAGTGCCAGATAGAGACGTGAGGTGCCTGGTACTCCCCTTTTAGGATCTTTGCGAGCTCCAGTTTGATGGTGTCGCCAGACCCATTACGCACCGTTCCCTCAGAACTGACCGCAATGATCAAGTAGTCATCCATCTTGGATGCTCCCTGCTCAATGGCACCAACGACATCTTCTCGAATGTCGCCAGACAACCACTCATCGATTGTCGAAACACGAGGTCTTAGCCCCTGTAGTTTGTTGATCGACATCGGTCGTACCTCGAGAAGCGAGCCAGTCAAGAAGTTCTCGATTCCCTTCTTCGTCGAGGCGAGTTTGACCCGATCAGCAGCAGACCCAGAAGTATTCCGGATCGATCCTTCGGTGAGGAACTTGAGCAAGGGGCCTCTGGCTCTAACTATCGCTGTGCGAATCGGAGCCATGACCTCCTCCGCCTGCTTCATCGTAGGAGCCGTTGTGATCTGATGCGTGGTTGATGTGTCGACATTCAGGAAGTATGCTTGGATCATCCCAGCGTACATCGACTTTGCTGCGCCTCTCGCAACGATCAAGTACTGTTTCGTCGTGAGTCGTTTCTTGATCATCTTGGTCACGTACTGACCTGGGGCTCCATGAAGTCCTGGTTGGTACACACTCCGCTCAACGAAGTAATACCAGCCAAAGACTTGCTCAGCCCAGACTTTGAACGTATCCAGAAGATGAAGGTCGCTACCATCAGTAAGCGTCAGCTCGTATTCGCAGTATCTGATGAAACCTTCGACAGCCTGATCATCGTAATAGTAATCCGGGTCTTCGATCAGTGCGTCAATGCGGTTCATCTCCATGGAGATCTCACGATTGACCGGGATTTCACCGTTTAGAACAGCATCTCGGAACTGCCCGTAATAGATAGGCGTTGCTGTGTTAGACAATGCCAAATCAATCGCCTCCTTGAGATCAAGATCTGCCTGCGAATTTCTTCGTGAGGTCCTTCCTCTGAACCGCCTTGCGCAGATCGGCAAGATCCATACCCTCAGCTTCCTTCAGAAGCTTGGGGTCGGCCTTGCCCTGGAAGGCTTTGTTGATTTGATTCTCGATGGACTTGTTGAGGAGGTTGGTCGCCTGCTGCTTACCAACGTTTACAAGAACGTCTCCGGCGATCTGCAGGCCCTTGTTCTTCTTCTTCTTGGGCTGAGCCTCTTCCATCAACTGCTTGTACTGCTTCTCGAGTTGCATGCGAGACACAGCTGTGCGAAGTTCCTCATCAGAAACACCCTTGAACGAAGCCCCTCCATACGGGTTGGTTGGGTTCGACTTATCGGGCGCCTTTTCTGGCGTATGATCTTCGGTCTTCTTCTTCGTTGCGGTGAGCTTCTCTACGGCTTCAGCTCCCTTGGACTTAGTCTTCGTTCCTGCCTTCTCAGCAGTGTCGAGATCCCGGCCCTTCTTCTCCTTCTTCTTTCCAGGCTTCGTCAACTTGCGAACACCTTCGCCTCGCTCGTTGCGAACACCCCAACGCATCCCCTTCACGCCGTAGTGGGCGATGAATGCTTCTACTTCCGGCTTCATGTTTCACACCTCCTTGGCGTTATGGTAGTTCGACTTCCCGGAACATGTTGAGCCGCCACTCGTATTCCTTGATCTGATTCGACATGGCTTCGACCAGGTACCCCATCTGGGGTGGATCGAAGGCATACCGAGTCTTCAGGAACACGTAGGTGCGCAACATGGATAGCTGATCGTCTGGGAGCGAGAGGTCTTCCCAAGTCGTGGTGGCGTCATTGATGAAGAAGCCACCAGTTGGCCCGACGCCAAGTTGACTCGCAGTGGACAGCGCAGAGTTGATGTGCATGATTATGTCGGCATCATACACGGTGTATCCAGAAGCGATGCCCAAGATCTGCTTAGTGCTAGTGAGAATGCTGGTTGCCATTGGAAAGCCTCCTTTCGTTCACCAAAGGGCTGTGTCGCCCGGCTTTCGTTCGGGTAGCACTCGTGGAGCGAGTGAATCCGTTCCATAGTGGATGGCGTTGTGAGTGAGTTGCGTTGTGGTGATGAGATTCTCTGGGTCGACCACGATTTCGTTCCAATCTGTGATGTCTTCGACGGCAATGGGGTTGATGTGATGGATGAGGATCTTCTCATGGATTTCGAAGCCCTCTACGCCAAGATCACAGCCATTGTCTCGAACGATTACGTAATTGCGGATGTGTTTCCACTCATGCGAGCGGTAAAACGCTTGGTTTATGTGCCTATCAAAACCAAACGTTATAGCGCCAACGTTGCCTTCGAGTTTGAGGTACTCATACCTCTCCTCGAAAGTCTTGAGTCTTGCCAACTCACTATAGGATCTTATCACTCGTAGTCTCCAGTATCCGGGTTCCCAGCGTATGATCTCATAGCAGCTAGAGCCTCAGCATAGAGCTCTTCGATTCGCTTCTGCGATTCAAGTTGCTCTGCTTTGGCTGTGAGCAGGACATTCTCGTTGGCGAGACGCTGCTGCTCGAGTCTTTCTCTTGTTGATCCAAGCTTCAGGTAGTGGGTGATTACCTGCGCTGTGGCAGTACCATCCTCCAACTGTCTTTCTGCTAGATCAACCGCCTTCGAGATGAGCTGGTTCTCCCGTTCCTCAGGAGTAATCGCTGGCCTACCTCTTCGACCAGTCGATTTACGAGCGGGCATCCTACCTCCTCTCGTTAGGCGTCAGGTCACTGGTTGATGGCTGTTGCCGTCTGCTGCATCGCCCTCTGAACAAAGGCCTGAGCAGGCATTCCTTCGGGGATGGTCATGAACCCCACCGACTTCGGGTGAGCGATGAGATCCGCGAACCCCTGGAGGGTTAGACCCTCGAGAGGAATGGTCACCAAGCCGAACTGAGCGAAGAATCCAACTCCGCCAACGGCGATGTACATGTCTGCCTCCTTGATGTCGGCGGGTTCTTCCTTAGCCGGAAGGGTTGGTGTCTGATTCCCGGCTCGAGCAACGAGTCGAGCCCAATCTTCTCTTGTGACCTTGTCTGTGTGGTCCGATCCTGGGACGCTGGCATGGTTCAACCAGCCTCGAACTAGTTTGCGAGGACCATCATAGTAGGTCAAAGGGATCTTGTCGGCCATTGCAGCAAGGATATGAGCGCCTGCACGTACCTGCCAGTCGGTCAGGACGTCTTCATTCACTCCATCGAACTCGATGCCAATGGCCCAAGTGTTCGCTCCAGCCGCGTGTGCAGCCTTGACGTCGGTGTCATAGAACTGGACCCACTGCCCCTCGTTCTTTCCGATGAGGAAGTGGAAACCAATTCCGACTCCGTTTCGGCCGTTCTTGCCGATGTTATAGGCACTCCGGTACCCATCTTTGCCGAAAACACCGTAAGTACGGTGCAGAACGCCAGCAACAGGGAAGTTTCCGGAGAACTTGCCTTGTGGGTGTCGCCCCTGATCGAATGGGACGCCTGGTACACGCACTCGTGCCTCCTCAAGTTCGGAAAGTTGTCTCAAAAAGTCCCCGCGGGGCAAAAATATAGGGTCCGGCGATGCAGGCGGGGGGTCTATATTTCAGGACCCCTCCCCCCCCTTAGTCGTCTTCGAACGTTCGAATCTCAGGAAAATCTCTCTCGATCTTCCTGTAAAGACCAGTGATGTTCTCTTCAACGATCGAATCAATCGCTGAAGTGATCGCGAACTCCTGATCCGATTCTGAAAGTTCATTTGAACTCTTGACAATCCTAGCGAGGTAGGAGGTGGTGTGATGACCCATCATCTCATCGTACTTGTACCACTCTCTGAACTCATCGAACGGATCGTAAGGATTGTCGACAGTGGTCAATCTTGACTTGATCATGGGTCACCCACCTCCTGTTCCTTCGTCTAGGGTTGTCGTCGACACGCCGAGATGGCGAGCAACTTCAGCTCTGTTGTAACCCTGAGCCAGCATGGTCTTGGCTCTAGCTATCTTGGCTGGGGTCATAAGCTTCTGTTGCTTGGGTATCGCAAGCTCCTTCACTCTTTCAAGATCGGTGTGGGCAAGGATCTCTTTCAACATCGAAGGACTGACAGCACCAGCCTGGATGGCTTCCCACTGTCGGTCAGAGATCTGTACCAACTCCTTCTTGGCCCCGGTTCTACGCCGCATCTCGGCAAGAACCTGGTACCGCTGCTTTGTGTAGGAGGCATTTGACATGTCAGGATCAGCCGCCTTCTTGGCTCGCATGACCTCATCCGTCAAGAGATTGGCCCTGCGCTCCAGTGGCGCATTGCTTTTGGCGGTGGTCAAATCCTCAGAGAGGGCGGCCACTTCTGAAGCATACACTTTCCTGGCGGAGGGGGATCTTTTTGGCATGGGTGTATTGTGCGCTTCGACCCTGGCTTCTGCAGCGAGCTGCTTCAACCTATTGGAATGATCGGCATAGAGCGTCTCAATCCTTGTGCCAGAGGACAAAGTGTGCGCATCCTCTGTGGTATCAAGCGCCTTGTACCCACGAACTACAGGTTCCCCTTCGAGGTTCTTCTTACCAGTCTCAACGAAGACCCTTCTTCCTGTCTTCGGATCGAAAGCACCACCTTCTGACGCCTTTCGAAGACGTCGTTCAGGAAGGTAGACGGTTGCCGACCCCTTTGAGATCAAGGTAGAAGCACCACCAGAACCCTTACCATCAGGCTTCGGCTGATACTTCTGCTGAAGCTGAGCTATCCCGTTCCTCTTCTCAGACTCCTTGTAGTTGAGACCATGCTTCTCAGCATCGATCACCACCATGGAGTGCCGAACAGCACGAGCCATCTCAGACTGAGGCGCCTTTCTGATGGTCATGTCTGTGATGAGGTTTGAGATCTTGCCCATCTCCAACTGAGTGTTGGTCATCGTCTTCATGCCAGGGTATCCCTTGTACTCTTCCTTGGGATTGAAGTTCTTCAGCCCTTCAAGGATTGGAGTATGTCGGATCTTACCACTGTCATTCGGGATTACGAGGACAGTATCGCCATCGAAGTCTGCTCCAGAGAGATGTTCCGCCACGCTATGGTGGATGCCAACAGCATCCTTGGCCGCACCAAGAAGCTTCTTGGCTTCAGGGTGTTTGTTGTTGACGACGAGACTTGGGATCTCGAAGGTTCCACCATGTGGGTAACGGATCAGAACCACATTGGTTCCACTCTCGTAGTTCGGAGCATAGATCTCAGTGGGCTTCATTGACGAGATCGGAAGGATAGCATGCCATCCCTGCTTCGGGAAGTTAGCTGCCTTCAGATCCACCGATGACGATTCCACCGAATCTGCGAAACTCTCCAAGAGCTTCTTCTTGACGACTGGGTTGGTGAGTTTGGTGATCATTTCAAACTCGTTCAACCTACGTTCATAGGTCATGTCCAGCTGTTCTCTTGCAACTCTTGGGCTCTGCTTGGACAGAACCTGAGATGCAACGGACTTGGACCACTTACTCCAGTCGCCTTCTTCGTTGACGAGGTTCATTACAGAAGTGTTCTTCTCAACCCCATCTCGACCAACCTTGGTAACCTGTCCACGAATCCAAGTTCCGAACGGATTCTCCGGATCGTCGGCCAGAGGCTTGAAAGCGTCGGTCTTCTTGGAGGACCGGGGCTTGTTGGAGTTGAAGACGATGTCGATTCCCTCAGGGAGGTCATCCTTGTACATCGCCATACCCTTCATGTAATGGCTCTTACCAACCTGAACTCGAACCTGAGCGTAGTTTGCATCACCGAGGGAGACACGTTCCACACCAGGACGGACCCAGAGAACACCATCTGCTTCCTCTCCACCATCTTCCTTCCAACGAACAGCAACCTTCCGCTCGCTGATTGGAATGATGGGGAGAAGGCCGATCGTGCCCTTTCCTGTATCGTCCAGCTTCTCCTGAAGAAGCCGAATCGAGTGCTTGTTCCTGGCAACATCAGTCCAGGTAGTGCCGGGCTTGGCCAAGACCTTGAGGTTGGTCATGTTGCCCTTTGGGCCACCAGCCTGTGGAACCTTGATCCCGCTATGGACCTCGTAACCCTCCTGCTTCAGGACGGCTAGAGCCACAGTGAGACGCTCAGGGCTGACCCGAAGGTAGTTCTCAGTTCCCTTTCCAACGTCAACGAGACCGTGCTTGTCCACTTCCTTGCGAAGGAGGTTGGCGGTGGTTTGGATGTTGTCAGCCTTGTCCTTTGCGCCGGGGGCAAGAAGGTTCCGAACGGTTCCTTCCGAAACCTGAAGCCGTTCCCCAATCGCCTGGAGAGACATGCCCTTCTTTCGAAGGCCCTGCGCCATCGTGATATCCGATTGACGCTTCTCTGCCAGAGCGATGGTCTTTGCTGCGCGGAGATCGATCATCGAAATATCGAACCCCTGAGCGATCTGCTTGTCGCTCATTCCCTGACGACGCATGTTGTCGATCATCGAGAGGAAGTCTCGACTGGTTGCTGGAGCGTTGCCACCACTTCCCCAAGGATATCGACCCGAACGCCGAAGAATCCCGTAATGAGCCAGATAGTTGTTTTCTTCGATGAGCATCAGAGTCCTCCTTCCTGGTCAGTAGCGATCTGAGTTGCGCATCTCTTCTATCTGTTGATCGAAAACGACAATGGTGTCCATGATATCTGCAATTACCTCCGGTTGTGGTAGGAACACACGAATGTCTGGACCTTGGTAGATCCTTAGCTCTATCTCGATGTCGAATGGAGATATAGCATACTCCAAACAGAAGATTGCAGCATACACTTCCAGCTGCTTCTCCTTAGATGGGGTGATTCCAGTCTTCAGGTCGTGAATCCTGAGTTTACCCCGTCTGAAGGATATGGTGTCGGCATGGCCGAAACAGTTGTTCGAGTAGAACAACGGTTGCTCGCATTCCATCTTGTACCCGATCGCATCATTCACATATGTAGCGATGGACCTATTGGATTTGGCGAGCTTGATTCCGAGTCGAATGGCTTCGTGTGCGAGGTTGTGAATATCGGTACCTCGCCGAGCTGCTTGAGACGCTACGAAACGAGCTTCTAGCTTCTGCTCGTTGTAGTTCACCCAGCTGTAGTTACTGGGGCTCAAAAAGGCGTGCTTGCCTTGCAACTCCGAATGCCGATTGAAGATCATCCAACACTTCCTCTTCGTTCTCTGGTGTCACAGTGGCAGAAAATGACATCACCCCAAACATGTTCAGGTAGTATTCCTGGTTTGGTTGGTAAACGTCACGGTCCGATCGCTTGACTTCAAGCATCGCCCAACGATCTTGATACAGGACCAGTAGATCCGGTATGCCCTGAAAATATGACGGATCGTTCTTGAGAACAAAGCATCCGGGTAGACGGTCACGCAGTTTGTTGATGAGTCGATTCTGAACATCGGCTTCTCGCATGTTTCTCCCATCAGATGACTAGTCGGAGGTCATGGGCCTTGATCTTCAACCGATCGAGGTTGGTAGACCTCATCCATGAGCCGTATTGGATGTTGATGCTTGGCGCCTTCATCTTGGTTCCTGGGTTTAAATTCGAAGAATCGACGTAACCAGAACGATCGATGAGAAGCAGGCCGTACTCGTTTGCTGCCTTAGCGATGGCAGCGCATTCTCCTCCAAGTTTGACCATCTCCTGGTAGGATTCGCTCATCTCGCTGAGGAAGAACACGTCACCAGCTTGTGGGCCTGATGTCAGAGTTCCATCAGCACCGACATAGTCGCCAAGGGTTAGACCAAGGCGATGAGGACGATTGTAGCTGGTACGGTCCCAGAGATACGCAGTAACGGAGTTCCCGGTTGCGGTAACCGGGTTGCCATCGACAAGAACCCCATCCTTGAAGATCCCCCAGTTGAGGGCCTGATTCGTGAACGGGGTATCGACAGCGTACTCATCGAACTGGATCAACTCGTGGACGTAACTCGTTGTCGGGTCGTAGATCGCTGAGTGACGATCGTTTGCAGTGTTCGGATCGCCACAGTGCAAATATCGACCTGATTCTGGGAGGGGGACGCTGGCATACCGGTCTTGGCTCCAGCTATACCCATACGAGACAGTCCTTGTGACGGCTCTTCCGTTCTGGACCTTGGCCAACTGAACGGGTTCTCCGTTGTAGGAGCCCATGTAGAGGCCTGTGGACCAGGTGATGGCGTCACCGAGAGTAGGGATCTGATAGGTGTTCTTGGTAAGAGCGTTGGTCGCCATGGATATGGGGTACTGAACGCTCTTCCCGCTGTTGTGGTTGATCTTCTCACGATTCTTCCACAGCGGGACAACCTCTCCATCAGGCTGCTCCCAATACTCCCACCCAGTTGCGCGGTGTGCGAACTCACTCCAAACCCAAGGATTAGGGCCATAGAGAAGGGTAAGCCACCAACGGGTCAACCAACTGTCTTGATCGAGTGTGCGATTAGCTCTTGGCATCAATCCCCCTTCGTCGAAAACTCAAAGGCGATGTCTGGAAAGCCAGCCATCCTCCTTCATTACAGTCCATGTTTGAGGTAAGGCACTATACGAGAAGCCCTTTTTTGGCTCAAATATCGACGGTATCACCCCATTCGAAGAAGTCACCGGTGAAACGTGCCGGAGCACGCATGTTGATGGCCGAAACGATGTCCTCCAGGAGCAACCCCTCATGAGTGAAGCACTCAAATATGGTCTGGTAGGCCGTATTCGTCGTGATGTTGATCACAGGCCTTGCGTAGTAGAAGCTCGGGTAGTCGTGATGACTGTTGAACCAACGGGCGTACATCTGGGCGTACCACAAAGGCCGCCATGCGAGGTTCGATGCGTGCACCTGTTCCTTGAGTCCATTCAGGACGACAACGGTGTCGAACGCCACAGACCACTCAGTTTCCACGGGGTGGGGGTTGTAAACGAACGCTTCAGCCACCAAAACCCGCACCGAACAGGTCTTTCGCCCTTCTTCACCGAAGAGGTCAACCTTCAAATCCCCCTGGAGGGTCCTAGAAGGCTGCAGGAGACGAGATCTCCGTTCGCTGTACACCCTGCCTAGGGAACTGATTTGATAGCTTAGAAAGCCTTCTACGGGCTTCCAGAGCTCTTCTTCCATTCTGAACACCTCCTGCCAACGGCAACTTCTGTCTTGTGAACCCCGGATTTGGAGTTTTGCGTCAAATTTGCAAAATTTCGCCCCAAAAGAGTTCTATGGAAAACCGGCACACTATACGTTTTACTACACCATGAATCTAACGTATAGTATAGGGTATTTCTATAGAACTCTTTTGGGGTCTGTTTTTCTCAAATTTGACGCAGAGGTCAGAAAACCTCAAAACTGCATGAAAGTGCATGAAACAGCACATAAACACACAGTTTCGAGGCTCTTTTAGGCCGGTTTTGGCCCAAACCTCTGCGTCAAATCTGAAGCGTCCTGTCACGACCGTGCACACTAACCCGACCGCAGGACCCCAAAAACCTCCATCTCAACCTCGAATTTCCGCTCGTTGAAGGTCTCTTTTCGACCCAGTGCTTGCTTGATTCCAACGTCGATCGCCGAATTTGACGCAAGAATGTAGTAGTACAAGGTCTCGAAAGGGGTGTCCAAACGGTCGATTCGACCCATCGCCTGGTGGTGATTCTTGTACGAATAGGTCAAACTGTACAGGATCATGGCATCCGTAGTGGTGCAATTCCACCCTTCTGCACCCGCTGTGTACTGGACGAGATACACCCATCGATCACCCTCAGGGACCGGATCCTTGCGGTGTCCGTTCCACTCGAAGACGTCGATTTCACTCCTCAACTCCCTCAGAATATCGAGCTCATAGTTGAAGGTGTAGAAGATGATCAACCGAGGGTGGCAGGTCATGAGCTTCCTCACCATCTCGAGACGAGACGGATCGCTGTTCGCCACACGACGCATCAGACGGAACATCTCTGCCACATCCTTGACAGGACGCTCCTCAAAGGGGTTCCAACGGTCCTTGAACACCCTCTCGAAGAGCTTCTTGTCGAACTCTACCTCCAGGTAGTTGACCACCCTTTCCGCTCTGGACTCGTAAGGCATCTCAACGAGTACTTGATTTCGTAGGTCTTCCAGAACACGCTCGTCCAAATATCGTCGGACTTTAGGGAACTTGGACCAAGGTTCGTAGACGACATGACGACGCTTGAACTCCGTAATGTTCTTGTAGAACCCATTGGCGATGAACACGGGAGCGTAATCGAGCCACGTGTCTCCAGGAGTCGCACTGAGAACGATCCATCGATTGCGTCTGGCGATTTGGAGGAAGGCCTTGACCCAAGCTCCGCTACCAACCAGACGTTGTTCGTCAAAGACAAAGAAGCAATCCTCGTACTCGGTGAATGCTCCGATTTTGTTCCAAGACTCAACAGTGACAGATCCAGCTCTTGAATACTCCTCCTTCCGACTGATTCCGAGCTTAGCAGCTTCACCTTCCCATTCCAGCGAATCTCTTTTCTTGGCTGTCGTGATGATGACCAGGTCACGCTGTGGCTCCTTCTCGAGGTAATAGCTCAAGGCAGTGAGAGACTTACCACTACCGACCCCACCCCAGAGGATGCAGCCGTTGGTCATGTTCTCGACCGCCTCCTGTTGGTGTGGTCGTAGTTCGATCATGTCGTTTCGTCGTCCTTTCCATCCTTGTCCGCTTCCTTCATGACATTGGGGAGCGCCATGAGGTAGATGCCTATCTCTTCATCGATCGCTACCTCCAACGTCCAATGTCCTGCGTAATCGACCATCGTCTTGGGGAGACTTGCGATCCCGACGGCCTTGTACCCACCATCGAAGTACGTCACGATGGGGATGCGGGCCACTTCCTGACTGTTACCACTGGCGTCTGTCACTGGATGTCCTTTCGTGGTTATACGTGAACAGAAAAAGGAAAGCCCCATGTAGGGGCTAACCTTTCAGATCCCTTCGTTGAGGATCCGGATGGCGATGTGACGGTTGGTCAACTCGACACCGTAGAAGCACTTCGCGATCTCCTGGCGGATCTCGTCACGGCGTCCTGCAGGTGGCATTCCATCTGCGAACTCCTTTCGGAGATCCACCAGGCGATCGATGAAGTACTGCTTCCGGTCTTCGAGTTCTTCGATCGTCGGGGGCTTCATCGGATTCTCCTTGGTAGGGTGGTCGTCATATAGCCCCATGTTTTCCTTACGGAAAGACGATCAGTCCACCTCGAGGCGCTGGATGGACTGCTTGACCTCCGAGTCGAAGGCCTTCTCCCAGGCCTCCCTCAGGGCCTGCTTCTCCTCCCAGGCCTCCGGAGCCCAGTACTTGTCCCGGTCGATGCCCTCCTCGTCGAGGAACTCGTCGATGCCCTTGACCTGGCGGTAGTTGGCCACCCATCCGACGGCGCCCAGGACACCCACGATGTAGGCCCACTTGTTGCGCTCGAGGTGGTCGAGGAACTGCTCGATGCGGTTTCGCAGCTGCAGCTTCTTGTTGATGGTGATGATCTTCTCATCGCTGGACATGGAATTGCTCCTTGGTTGGTTGGTTGGAATATGGAATGGCGAAGACCAAAAAGGAAAGCCCTTGTTAGGGCTGACCTTTCAAAACTCACTTCTCCTTCTGGGCCTTGGCGTTGAACGCCTCGAGTGCGGTGAGCCCGCCCCAACACACCACGACGGTGATGATGTTGAAGGCGAGCACGGTGAACACGTCGGCGATCGGCATTGTGGTCTCCTAATGGTCGGAGGGAATGGTCTTCATATACCGACATGTTTCTTTTACGCACCTGAGCAAAAAGGATGATCCATGTACACGTTGTGCACACAGATCACCCTTTCGGAACTCAGTCCTCCATCAGGGTGATGGTGTTCTTGGCGAGGTTCTTGCTGAACCAGGCGAGACCGAGGGCACCGACAGCTCCGAAGAAGATCGCACGGTTGCGCGACCTCCGTCGGGACTGCTCGGCTTCGATCTCCTTGTTCTGCTTCGCAAGATCCATGAAGCGGTCGAACATGACAGTACTCCTTTTGGTAGGGGATGGGTCTCCATTATAACCCATGTTTCTCCTACGGAAGGCAAAAAAGGAACCCCCATGTAGGGGTTGTCCTTTTGTCAACGATTCATCCAGTTCTTCTTGCGGCTAGGACGAGCTTGGAACTTCTGGAAAGCCCAGCGGATGATGCGTCCGAACATCTTGATCAGGACCCACACCACCTTCATCGCGAAGATGAGGATGGTGAAGATCCCGACCAAGATGACGAACCCACCGAAGTTGCTGCGGCTCTCGGTAGTCGAATTGCTCACGGGTCTCTCCAATGTGGGAATGGTCGAATGGTCTTTCATATACCCGCATGTTTTCCTTACGAATTCGTCTCTACCGCAGAGCCATTGCGATCAATTCAGACTTCCTGCGCAAGGTCTCGTAGTACTCCTTGCTGCCATACGACCCGTTGTCGATCGACGCCTTGGTGTACGCACGCTTGTCCTCGATCAAAGCCTCTACCACGATGTCTCTGACTTCTTCGTTGCACAGCATGACCAGGTCTTTGGTTGACCGTTGCCCTACCAAGAACCCGACCATACAACTCAATGTATACCCAAATACTATGAGCACAACAACAACAAACTGCACAACACTCTCTTCGTTGGTTACGGACAAAAAAGGAAAGCCCATGTATCGGTTGATACATGAACTTCCCTTTGGGGACTATCAGTCCTCCTCGGGCTCGACGGCCTTGAGGGCCTTGATGGCCTCCTTCTTGGCGAGTCGGCGCTCCTTGGCGTCGGTCACGAACGTCCGGGCGCGGCCCTTGACCTTGTCGTAGCCCTTCGTGGCAGCAGCGCCAGCAGCGGCGCCGATGCCCAGCAGGGCGAGGACGGTCAGGTACGCACCACGGTCGTCTTCGGTCTCGACGTCGTCGGTGGCGTCGATCACCTCGTCGGTGGTCTCGTAGGTCTCCATGGTTGTCTCCTTGGGTAGGGTTCGGATGGGTCTCCATTTAACGGCATGTTTTTCTTACGCCTCTGGATCCTCCAGCGTACCCTCTTCGATCATCTCGTTGAAGACGTAGTCCACTTGCTCCTGGAACTCTTGCTGCATGTTGAACAGAATCATGCCATGCAGGTTGTCCACGGAGTCGTTCAGTCTCTTCATACGCCGAATCATGCGAATCTCAGTCGTCAATAGCACTGCAGCCCCGATCAATGCGGATGCCACGAACCAATAGCCGTTCATCAAGTCGTTTGCCTTTGGCAATTTGATGAGGTCTTCCGGTTGGTCTGGCATTCGTCTATCTCTCCTTTCGTTGCGGGAATATAGCTTGGGTTGGGCAGTTGTTGACCGCATGCCCAGGCGGTTATGTCGACTAGCTCTCGTTGAGTTACTGCTTATGGCCGTGCTTCAAAAAGCCATAGTCTCGATATCGAAGAACCTCAATCAGACGTCCGTCCACTTCTATCATGAACGATTCCGTTTTGAGCAGTTCCGGGACTGGGAGTTCGATATCCATGTTCAGACTCTGCTTTATCGCTATGCAGTGCTCGTATGTCGGATTTCTACTTCCAGTCTCGAAACAAGAAAGACTCGTAGGCGGGATGTCAGAAAGATCAGAGAGCTCGGCCAAAGTCATTTTCAAACTCGTTCGAATGCGCTTAGCCTCGGCCATGAATCCCTCTGGGATATTCGGGTACTTTCTTTTTACTGGCATTTAGCTCTCCATCTCCTCGAGGGCCTTCACCAGCTTCCCAGTGTCCTCGATGACGTCCGCCACCGGCCCCAGGACCTGGAACGTCAAGACCTTCAGGACCATGCCGTTCCGGACCGTGTAGAACGGGATCTTGACGATCTCCGGGATCTGGAAGTCGAGCTCCTGGTCCGTGTATCGGAACGTGGGCCGCTTGTTGGGAGGGGTGGGGTCGAGCCCCAGGACGTTCAGGACACAGTCCCGACGGCTGTTGCTCATGACGCTCACACCCCGCTCCAAGGCGCTGATGCCCGACTGGACAAGGTTGAGGTTGTGCTTGTCGTTGACCAGCTCCGCCAACTCCTTCTGGGTCAGACCCGCCTCGACGCGCTTGGCCCTGATGTTCTCACCCAGGGTGAGGTTCTGCTTGGTCATGTCAATAGCTCCAATCGTGTTGTTGAATGTTGGGTGGGCAGTTTTCACCCGCATGCCCAGGCGGGGGAGAGACTCCCTACCATGGAGTCGATCTAGCGAACTAGCCGGAGAGACCCCTTTTGAGGTCCCTCCAGCGTCCTGAAGACTTCCGTCCATTGTGTCCTACCCCTGGTCCTAAGCGACCATGAGTCTAGACTTCTTCTCCACACCTGGACATGCAGTGGGATTACCCTTCAGCGGTTTTTTGTTTGCAACATCGGTTGATCAGACCGACATCGTGCTGTGTTATCCTTCACAGATCACGTAGTTGGCTAACGTTCCATACCCGTTATTTAATATGCTCGTTTAAGCATAACCAACTACCGCTCTGAGCCTAAGATCTCTTTAACGTCGCTCAGACGACGGGGTCCTCAGTAGTTGAGCGACCCGTTGGAGATGCCCTCGGCGAGCTGCTCCTTCTCCTCGTCGGAGAGCTCCTTGAGCTCCGCGGCGAAGTCGGCCAACTTCGTTCCCGGCCGCATCCCGAAGTACTCCTTCAGGATCTTGGTCGTCCCCGGCTTCTTGGGTGCCTCTTCAGTCATGCTACTGTCCTCTCTGAATATGGGTGGGATGGTGGGTGCCCCGCATACTTCTATTCCGGGGCTAGGCGGCGTGCAGTCCCTGTGATGAATCTCTGGGAAGGAGAGGGTTTCATCCATCGGGCACGAGGTCCAAGGCCTACTACGCAGGCCCGTGTTATCTCACCGCTTCAAGCCAGACCAATAGCGATGTCCTTCTCGTCCGCTTTCGCAGAGTCAAAAAAGGGATGCCTAGTCTGACACCCCTACAGTCGTTTGTGCTGTAGGACCACAGTGCCCATAGCTGCCTGCCTTGACCCCGTCCTATGGTGTACGGGTCATATGCTGCGCAGGTCAACAGCTCCATCACTCTTCCATGGACCAGAAGGTGATGAATTGGTCGGAGATACCGACGCCCTGAATGCTGTAAGTCGTCACGTCCTCACCGTCGTCGACCCCGAATACCACGAACGATTCGTCCGGTTTGTCCTTTAGGATCTTCTTGACGTCGGCTACGGTCATGAACGCCTTGAGTTGCTCCATAGTCTCTCCTTGAATGCGAATGGCCGGGGCAAAAAAAATGAAGAGAGGACTAGGGTGGTAGCCCATCTAAAACTATCCACCAACGGGTGCTGGCTTAGTATTTGGCAGCACACCTTAGTGTCTCGTTTCTTCTCTTCATATAGCGGGATGTTTTTCTTACGGGTCGGCCAGGGCGGCCTGACAAGCGGATGGAGAGGGGCCGCTCCAGACTGTAAGACTCTTGCCGAGAGGTCTTAGCGCCCTGACGATCACTGGTCCACTGAGACGACCGGTACTTCCTCCGTACGATCGAGATCTCGATCGAGGAGGGTCGCCACCGGCTGCTCGATGGCCCGGAGGTTGAGTGGGATGAACTGGTTGAGGAACGACCGAGGCGTGTAGCAACGGATCCGATGACCGTAGCGGGTCATCCAGTAACCGATGTAGACGTGGCGCACCACAGGGACGGTGTTTCGATCAACGATGATGAACTTCTCACCGTTGTCGGTCTTGGAGAGGAAGCCGATCTCCTTGGCAACCTCGTCGATGTTCTCGTTGGTGATCTGGACGGCCTCGATCACAAAAGGCTTTCGGATGAACTCAGTCATCTCCATTGTGGATTGAACTCCTGTTCTGGTGAGTGGTGGGAGGGAATCAGTCTTCGAACGACTCATCTGGCGGCAGAGCGTACTTCTGCTCGAGGACGTCTTCCTCGATGGTGACGTACATCGACTTCAAGTAGCCCTTGATGCCGCTCTTGCCGTTGTTGTGCCAGGTCGATCCGTTGATGATCATGTCGACGGTGCGAATGTCCGCCCAATCGAGGATTTCAATCGTGTTCTCATCGAGGTGGGTGCGCCCCTGAGAGGTGATCATGACGACCAGAGGAGGACGATGACGGTAGCTGACCCGAACCTGGATGAACGGCTTCGGAGTCTCATCCTCATCTCGAGGTCGAGTCATCCGGACAGTCCATCCGTCTTCGATCAGCTGGTCAGCGATTGCGGGGTCGACACAGACACTGAAGTTCCTGTCCCCCTCAGCGTTATACCTGCCCTCCCGTCCTGAGAAGTTCCGGAACGGAAGGATCAACTCAGCGTCCTCGATCACGAGGGTATTCGGCCTCTCAGCCATAATCACACTCCTTGGATTGGTTGGTTCGTGAATTCATCGATCGGACAGAACTGCTCGATCGCTTCTACCGAAGCGTTGACCAGGTTGTCGAAATATAGCTGATCGATGTCGATTTCATCGCCACTGTCAAGGCGACTCTTTGCAACATCGCTCTCAACCCACCTGAACCCCTTGGTCCCTGCCACAGCGTATTTCTTGTCCTCCGAGATCCGGTACAGCGTACCGCCATCCTTCTCCACTGGGACGAACACACCAGTACGCCCCACATGTCGAAGAAGCGGATGCTCCTCGTCCCCGAAGTCCAAATACATGACGCCCTTCGTGACGCTCTTGGCCTCGCAATAGTCCGAGAACTCGAGCGGCTCCTTGCTGAAGAGGGTCTTGAACACATACGGATGCTGGAACTGTGCCCCAACAGCCGTCCAATGGTCTCCGTCCTTCGCAATATAGACGGCATCGTTCACGAGACAGAACTTCTCGTAGGTCGTTTCGTGCTCGAACTCGTAACCGTAGCGCTTGCCGAACTCCGAGACGAACTCGATGATCTCGGGGGTAGCCCCAGGGATCTTGATCGAATCCGTCTTGATGTGGGCAACGGTGAAGCCCTGCTCCTGGACGGCCTTCTTCAGGTCGATCATGAACAGAGCACCACGCTTCGCTACAATATTGTCACGGTTGCGGTTATCTCGAAATGCGTTGTCGAATCCGGCACTAGTGAGTCCGTAGACGATGTTGATGACAATCTTAAGAGCGTAGGCCAAAGCCTCAGCATCGCTATCGTCCCCAAGAAACTTGGCGAGTTTACCGTCAAGGAGCGTACGGGCCTTGTCGAGGTCCTTATGCTTAATTGCCATTCTCGCTGACTTGAGGTCACTGAAGTTGGTGGTGTACGGTCCGAAGAGGTTAAGTTGCTCGATACTCGTCGGATGCATACTCGCCACGTCCAGAAGCGCCACGTCCTCGTAAACACCGGTCTCTGCATAGACATAGCCACCTTCACCTGTGACTTCTCCACGGTAGGTGCTCTCCTTCCCATCGAATTTGTAACCTGGGAACTCCTCACTGAGATCAGTGTAGACGAACAGGTCCTTGTGGTTCTTGTCGTTGCCAAATATGATCTTGGCGGTGTGCTCACGTGTCGTGCTGTTGACCGACAGCCCAGACAACTCAGAGAGGATCTGCCGAGCGACGAAGTCCTGTCGGCGGGCATTGAAGACCGCTTCTGTGGCATTCACGTCGTTCACGCAGTATTCCTCTACCTTTCCCCAGAGGCCTTCGGGCACAGGCTCATCCCAAGGGATGTCCAACTCCATGTGGAGGATCCCGAGCTCGATTTGGAACTTCTTGAGGCTCTGCTTCTTCGAACTGAAGTCGTAGATGTCAGCGTAGGAAAGCGAGTAGGCTTCTCCGAAGAGAACCTGCCTGTCGTTTCCTCCGTTGATGATCCTCTGACTCAGGTTGTACAGCTCCTCGTTGGAGTATCCAAGGAATCTGGCGTAGAGAATGTGGTTGTCGTACCGTCGGTTGTTGAACCCCACGAGGCGTACCTCGAAGAGCTTCTCGATCTCCGAAGACGTGGGGTTGATCATCCGCACGACCTTCTCAGATCCTTCGCTCTTCCAGCACACGACGAAGAGATTCGGGTACACCTCAACATCGAAGAAGACGATCGGAGCGTCATCCTCAGAAGAAGCCTCAGGCATTGCTGCCTTTGAGACGAACTGCATCTGCTGGACCACCTTGATGCAGTCCTTGGAGTGGTTGGTGCTCCTGGCTGCGAACGTAAGGACATCGGTCCTCATGTCACGAAGGTCGTACGCCAACCCAGAGTCGTAAGCGTCCTGAAGGATCTTGTGGATGAAGTCGACGGACGGCTTCGTTCCTGGATGAATCTCCTTACGGAGGTTTCGCCCGATCAGATCCCTCAGGCCACGTTCGCTCTTCACGCTCTGCACAGACAGCATGTTCTTGTCCTTCTTTGGGAGACCGCTACCAATCGTCGTAACGTTGAAGTTGTTACATTTGGTCAGCTTGCGTCTGAGACTGGAGTCCCCAGGGAGGGTCTTCACCTCAATACCGACGTCATAGACGTTCGACAGCTCGCTGGCGTCACCCGAGTAAATATAGTGCAGGTGCAATCCTTGGCCACTCTTGCTCAATTCAGCATACGTCGGAGGCCATTCCGACGCAGCCCTCAGGTTCCTGTCCAGCGATTTGTTCCCGTCCTCATCCGTGAGATCGAAATCTATCACGATGTGGTTCTCCGGGACTTTGACGTAGTGAAGCTTGGACGTGTCGATGTTTGACAAAGTCGTGTCGACGTTCGCCCATCGTTTCCCGGGCGTTCCCTCCTTGGTTGCGTACTGAGCAGGCATTCCGGCGTTCATCTCATCGAACACCGACGTTTGCTCGATCAGCTCCGTCAGGAAGGGCGCTCCGGTCTTCACAGGGATGTCACTCACTGGAACAGGAGGCGTGAGGTGTTTGAAGCCCTTGTAGTAGCTCCTCACCTCAGTGTCTCCGAGTCGGTACCTCTCATGGAACTCCTCGAAGTAATCCTTGAGCTGTTCTCGGAGCTTGTACTGAGGCAGCATCTTCTCGATGCCTGTATCAGCACAGAACTCCTTGTACAGGACCCAAGCCCTTTTCAGGGTAACGCCGTCTTCGAGCTTGAATATGTCGAAGCACGACTCAACGAAGTTGTAGAAGACGTCCGTTTGGAGCATCATCTCCGTTGGGCGATACCCAGAATAGTAATTTGCCCCTCTTGCCTTGTACTGTCCCAGGCAATGATGAGCAATTGCGCCGAGCTCAAATCGGATCTGATCCATGAGTAGATGATAGGTATCATGATCAATCGTCCGTTGAGTAGGAACAACATCGATCAACCTCCTTATGATACCTGATTTGGCGTCGGTGATCTTCACAGGAACGTTGGTCCCCATGAACAGGAAAGCATTCGACCTCGCTTCGAACGGGGTCTTATACTTCTCGTTCACCGTCATCATCTCATGCGACACGATCGAGTTCAGTTTCGTGTTGTCGTAGATCTTGCTGAGGTCCCCGTCGTGCTGAATGGCTACCAGTGGGTTCCCCTTGAACGCTGCTGTTGCGAAGGCGTTATTGCTGCCAGCTAGCTCACGAGCGTCAAATATAGCAGTGTAACCCTCGAACAGCTGTTCGATGATGTTCAAGATCGTCGACTTACCACTACCTGGGGGTCCGTAGAAGACAAGGAACTTCTGGATCTTCTTCGAATCCCCTGACACCACCGCACCGATGGCCCACTCGATCTTCGCCCTCTCCTCATCGCTGTAGAGTGTTCCGACTAGAGTGTCCCAACTCGGGCACGGTCCCGACGAAAGAGAATACGGAAGCCTTCGGCTGACGTGGTCAGACTTCTTGACCTCCGTATTCTCAAACGTCAGTTTCTCGTCCAGGTTTCGACTGTTGGAACTGCTGTTGCGCAGGAACCTGTGGAACGAATCCCACAAGCCCGTTGCATTCGATTCCATCGTGTCAACCTGGTAAGGGACATTGTTCTTGGCTTCGAGCTCCTCGGCTGTGCGCCGAAGGTCTTCATCAACAAGACGCTGGACGTCGTAAATATCGGTCGACCAGAGTCCCGCTGCTTCATCCCAGACTGCATAGAAGGCTCCGCCTCGGGTCATGAGATCCTTGGACCGTCCAACCCTCCAGTCAGGGAGAATACGCAGGACGCCAGTTGTCTTGCTCTCTTTGATGATGACCTTGTAGAAGTCCACATATCCCCTTTCTTCAGTAGGGTTCGTTTTCGCTGATGTACTCCGAGAACTGGTACCAAAGTTCGGTGGTTCGCTGGTCTCTACTCGGGTGCCTGAGTGGGAACAGGCCTCCTTCGCCATCGTACTCATAGAGTCGCCAGACGAATCGGTACAGAACCTCGTTGATGTAATCGATGTCGAAGTTCTGATCTGTTTGATCACCAAGTCCGAGGTTGTTTATGAACCTCCAGAACCAGTCGATAGAGGGGATGTCGGTGTCGAATTCCGCTCGTCTCGACAGTGCGATAAGCATCTCAAGTACCGAACAGCCGTCGTCGAACCACGACATGCTGTGAAAGCCCTTTTTGTTCTGCTTCAGGAACTCCATTCGTAGATCGGTGCCATCCTCTGCTCTGTTGTCGTCTCCTGAGAGCAACCAGACGAACTCCGTCCGGAATATAGCTTTCAGGAGGCCACAATAGGTGTCAAACGGCACCCCATCGAGGTGAACCTTGGCGTACAACCAATCGAAGTAGACGGTCTCAAATATCGGATCCATGATCACTCATCCTGCAGCTTACGCTTTCGAGAGTGCTTGATCTCGGTATCTGAGTCCTCGTGAAAGTTCCCGAGAACCTCTTCCTCGTAGTACCCACGATCGAGGAGGATCTCGTACTCCGCCTCCAACTGGTCGTTGCGAACGAAGAACACGCCTGGGTCGTCACTCCCATGCCCGAACTTCAACTCGCCAACGATACCCAAGTAGTTGTAGACAGGAACTTCATTGCTGTCGACCATGATGTCATCGCCAGCGTAGTACGTCATCGTCAACTGGGTGTAACCGCTTTCCTCCGCCCAGAACTCATCCTTGTGGAGGACGTAAGGAGCGTTTCGTGTCCTTGCCTTCACCTCTTCTTCGTAGTCCCATTCGGGGCTCGAATCAGCGAAGACGTTGGTCACGGTGTCATTCGGTTGATCGACGACTTCGATGGTCTTGGGATCTCGTCGTGGAAGAGTCTCCTCCGGATCGATCAGACGACCCTTGTAGTCAGGGTCAAATATGATCTCTCCATCAGGCGTTGCTTCACCAACGAGAACCCACTCATCTTCGTCAACAGAGACATCCTGCTTGAGGTACTCGTCGTCAACGAGAACCTCGTCCACGATCTCCTCAAACTCATCCACCACCTCCTCGAACGCCTCGAGGACGTCTTCAGCGACCTTCTGGTACCGCTTCGAGCCGACGAAGTAGCCGACGCCAGCCCCAACGCCGAAAGCGATGAGGCCAACGCCAGTAGGAATTGCCCACTTCTTCTGGAGGATGTGTGTCTGGATGTCACTCGTGAGTTTCTCGAGCATGATCACCTCAGATCTTGTCGTAGATGACCCCATCGACGTTGAAGTCGATCAGGGCCACAGGGTCTCTTCCGATGGCGAACTCACGGTTGTGGTCCTCCTCGAGTCCGAGATCGATGAAGTTGTCACCATCACCGTTCCAGACCCATCCGACCACAGCACCTGCCGAAGACCGCTCCATCCCGAAAGCGTCGTAGACATCGTTCAGGAAGACGTGTCCGCGACTCCTCAGGACTCTGTTGAAGTACTCCTGCTGGCACTGAGCGAACATCCTGTTGACGCCAGGATATGGCTCCCATGCCGTGCAGTCTTCGTTGAAGAGTCGAGCATAGGCGACAGGGCCGGACAGCGACTGAGTCGTCACCTCCTCGCCGTCGACCTCCTTCACCTCTCGATGGATGCCGTGATAGAGCTCGAGCTCCTTCTCCCTCCCGACTTCTCCACGGACCCGAGAACGGTACTCGTCGTACGCCGAGAGAACCGTACCGAGAGTGACGGTGAGGGCCGCATTCCGCCTTGTGAGCGAGATGTGCGACCCGGTGAGCGCTGCGATGCCTGCTCCGGTCACGATGACCGCCGGAGCATAGAGCTTCGCAATGCGCATGACCCCGACGCCATAGACGTATCCGAGGTCCTTGATGTACTCGTCGTCAGCACCTTCTCGCTTGACGATCTTGGCCTTGCGCTCGTTGAGGCTCTTCACCTCCTCGATGTCATCGTTGGTCTCGTCGACGACCTCCGAGAGCTTGAGCGTTGCACGGCACGCCAGGTACGTGCCACCGATCACGGCAGCGACTCCCGCACCGAAGAAGATGTGTGGCGAGTTCTTCTTGGTCTTGAGAGCCGCTGTTGCGACCGTCCTGGTGATTCCTGCAGGGATGATGGACATTATGCCTCCTCAGCGGGCTTGTGGTCAGATGGGTTCGACAGGTGGGAGATCGAGCAGGAATCCCTCACGGATATGGCGGATCGCCGCACCACGCAAGGTCACCCAACCCCACTTGTTGTCTACGTGGGTTGTCGGTTGTCCGACGAGCTGTCGCAGGTCAGACAGAGAAGCAACATCGTACGAGTCGATGATGTCCTGGAGTCGTTCCATGACCAACTCGGCCTCTTCCCTCGTCTGCAGGACGAGTTCGGAGACGTCATGTTGGCTGAATCTCGAGTACGACGGCTGATCAGGAAGGTTCGGGCGGTATCGAGGCTCATCGTGGTACGAACGCCGGACAGGCGTGTTGTACGTGATACGAGGGCTGTACGACTGAGGCCTACGGGGCATGCTCTGTTCACCGTAGACCATCCGCTCGATCCCCTTGGTGGTCGCATCGACCAAGAGGTTCCTGAATGCGGGGAGGAGAACGTCGCCCAGGATATAGCGAGCGACGGAATGCGCATCTCCTCCGAGGAACGTCTCCTTCAGACGCCTACCAAGAGGCTTCTTGTGGACGACAACCTCGCCAGTGATGACCTTCTCAATCTCCTTGGGCTTCTGGGAAGCCTCCTTGGACTTTCGACTGTTCGCCTGGTAATCCATATATGCCTACTCCTTCAGGAATTGGTAGGTGCTGGGGGAAGGGGCTTGTCCTGGTCCGGCGGATTGAGGAATCCGGCAGGCATGACTCCCTGGAGGAACGCCAGCAGCTTGTCTTCGCTCGTTGAGAGACTTTCGACGAGCTCGCCATAGGCATTGGTGCCTTTGAACCACGCTCGGGTCTCGTCGTTCTTGATGAACGTCTTGCCGTCAGCGCTCTTCTCTCCGTATGCCATGAGGATCACGTCGAGGATGGCGTTGACAGGCACGACCATGTCCTGTCGCTTCACCGACTCCTCGAGGCGGCGTCCGCCAGCGCCGAAGAACATAGCCTGGACCTGGATGGCCTCGGCCTTGTTGAGGTGGAAGTAGAACGTATCGGTGACCTTGTTGCCTTCCAGGTCCTCGTACGTGATGTCCTGCTTAAGCATTGTGCTCCTTCAGTTCGAGAGTGGTCTTGTTGCGCTTGTGCTCTTCGAGGTAGTAGTCGTAGAGCTTCTCCACCAGGATGGTCGCTCCCCAGGCCGCAATGGACCCGAGGATCGACTTCGCCAAGGTGTGGATCTTGGGGTCGTCGTTGTCTTTCTTGAACAGACTCACGTGTCAATCTCCAATCGTGAGTCGTCAGATGGGCTTGATGTAGTTGTAGTCGAAGGCGATGCAAGGACGCCCGTCCTCCGACAGAACCGTGGTGAACACGAGTTCGAGCAGACGATTTGAGTCCCACCCGAGCTCGTTCGAGTGGGAGGTGTGCGGCAACCCGACCGAGTCGTAGAACACGTCCAGGTTGACGTACAGGTCACTGATGATCGCAGCGTTGATCTCGTTCGTCGTGCGCTTGAGGGTCTCCATGTCGCACATGAAGTACCGCTTCGTGTAGAGCTCACAGCAGAGCACCTGTCCAGACCCCAGCACGATCGTCTTTGCTGGAGTGTTCTTCTGGACCTTCTCCTCAGCGATCTTGTCACGGATCGCCAGCTCCTTGTTTTCTCCGATCTGCTCGACCACCTTCTCCTTGTATTCCGAGAACGCTCTCTCGGTCAAGGCGTAGGCACTCACAGCAGCTGCGGTTCGTCCTGAGGAGATCTTGTTGGACATGGCGATGGAGGCGATCGTCCCAGTTCCAGAGATCACCGTAGGGACGTACAGAGGCCAGACAGCCTTCACACGCTCCTTGGTCCTCTGGACAGGGTCCTCAGCGGTCCCCTGATCTGCCTCGATGTCACGGATGACGTTGGCCGCCTTCCATGACGCTCGTCCTGACAAATATGCCGTGACGATGGTGCCTGTGATGCCCGCTGCTGCCAGCAGGATTGGTGAACGGCGGTTGGTGAGCTGCGATGCTCGTCGGATGTTGCGAGTCAGCGGTGATTCTCCCATCATCGCCTCCGCATCTCACGGACGAACACCCAGATCAGCCACAGACCACCGGTAAGCACCGTCATGACGATGTCACCGATGAAACTGAGGCATCCGTAGTTGCTTCCTGATGTACTCATGTACGCATCTCCAATGTAGCGGTTGGTGTAGATCTGAACTCGTCTGGTCCCCATGATCAGGGCTCGTAGATGATGGTCTTGCCGCTCTTCAGCGACGCCAACACGGTCATCTCTCCCTCGACGTTCCGGAGGGCCTCCAGACCGACGAGGTTCTTCTTGCTTCCCTGCTTACGACCGAACTCCGCTCCAGTGAGGAACGCAGCAGCCATAGCAGCGACGAACAGAACCCTGTTGGGGTGTTCGTTGACCTGACGGACCAGGCCGTCCTTTGCCTTCTTGGCAATCTTCTCGATCATGACTCTCCTAATTGGTTGGAATGGGTAAGACAAAAACCTAAGTCCATGTTGGACTCAGGTTCGAAGAACTACTTCTTCTTGGTGCTGTTCTTCACCATCTTGGCGTAGGCACGGCGACCCTGCGCTGCGCTTCCAGCGTCCACCAACTTGGCGATCGAAGCGATCACCAGAGCGATGGCGGTGGCAGCGGCGATGGGGTTCTCCGTGACCTCATGCTTGATGTCTTTGAAGTTCATGTGCACTCCTTGGTAGGGAATAGGTCTTCATATAGCGAGATGTTTCCCTTACGAACCCCAAAAACCTAAACCCATGTCGGGTTCAGGTCTTGAAGGCTAGTCGTCCTTCTGAGGGGTGGCCAGCAACAGCTCGGTCAGGTTCTCGAACGTGGCCTTGCGGATCATCACTCCACCGATCACGGATGCGATCAGTCCAGCGACGCTCAACAAGGTGCCATAGGTCATGGTCCTTGAGCTCATGTAGGGCTCCTTCGGTAGGGAATACGT